CCAACTGGTCACAGACAGAGGCTGCCAAGCTCCTGGGTATCACCAAAAGGCAGATGTTCTGCAAGGTCAACACGCACAAAATCAATGCTCCACCGGGGCACAGATGGATAAAGGCACGGTAATTGCACGTTGATGGTTCTATGAGCGAAGAAACCAGTAATACAGGGGGAAACAGGAAACCCGGCACGTTTGTCAAGGGCGATAAACGCATAAATCGCAAGGGCCGCCCGAGAAACTTTGACAAGCTGCGCGCCCTCGCCAAACAAATTGCCTGTGAAGTTATAGATCTTGACGACCAAAGCCAGGTTACACGGGTCGAGCATATTCTCAGGGAGTGGGCAAGGAGCGGGGACAGACAAAAACAGCAGGGCTTGCTTGAAATCGCCTATGGGAAAGTGCCGGACAAGATAGAAATGGAAACCTCTGTAACTATCAGACCACCGGCAAAGATAGACAATGAAGATTAATTTCACCGGCACATATTCAGATTACCTTGGCAAGTTCAGCAAGTATGTTGGCAACCAGAAACGCTATATGGTCTGGAAAGGCGGCGCCGGGAGCGGCAAGAGCCATGCGGCCGCGCAGCTCTTGCTATTCCGCATGCTCAATGAGCCGGTCAATCACCGGCTGCTGTTGGTGCGCAAGGTGCACAAGACGATCCGGCAAAGCCAGTTTCAGCTTATCAGCGACAAAATATCTGGCTGGGGGATGTCCAGCCTTTTTGATGTCAACAAAACAGATATGACGTTCACATATAAGCCGAACGGCAATCAGTTCTTGAGTGCCGGGCTGGATGACGTCGAGAAGATCAAGAGTATCGAGCGCATCACCTCGATATGGATAGAAGAGGCTACAGAGGTAGAAGAAAAAGAGTTTGATCAGCTTGACATGCGTCTCCGCGGGGAGATCGGGACCTATAAACAAATCCTTCTGACATTCAACCCAATCGATGCCAACCACTGGATAAAGCGCCGGTTTTTTGATAGCAATCTTGAGGACTGTGTAATAGATGAATCTACAGCATGGCAGAACCCATGGATTGACCGGCAGTATTTAAAGGTACTGGATAACCTAAAAAAGCAGGACCGCGTTCTATACGAGATTTACGCTCTCGGCAAGTGGGGGATTCTTGAGGGTCTGATTTACCACAATTGGGAGACGTGTAAGGTATGGCCGGAAGTCTTTGACGAGACCATATACGGCCTTGACTTTGGCTTCAACAACCCGACCGCGCTATTGGAGATAAACTATAAAGACAGCAATATTTATGAGAAGGAATTACTGTACAAGGCCGGCCTGACAAACGCAGATTTGATAGCAATATTGCCAAGCCTTATACCGGACAAAAAGAAGTATGTTTTTGCAGACTGCGCCGAGCCTGCCCGAATCGAGGAGATGCGCCGGGCCGGGTGGAACGTCTGGGAGTCCGACAAGAGCGTCAAGGACGGCATCGACGCCTGCAAGAGGGTCCAGATATTTGTCCACCCTGAAAGCCAGAACGATATCAAGGAGCTTGGTGGGTACAAATGGAAAGAGGACAAAAACGGCAATGCCATCGATGAGCCAGTAAAGTGGATGGACCATCTCCAGGATTGCAGGCGCTATGCTCATTATACTTATATAAAGAAGTTCTCGGGAAATTGGAGCGGTATATCCATTAAATCCAAGAGGTAATAAGATGAATCTGTTTAAAAGGGGCAAGGCCCCTGCTGAAAAATCAACCCTGCGCACGGCGGTCCGCAGGGCGCAGACCATTGACCCATGGCAGCGTGATGTCATCGGCAGGCTGTCAGGCGCCATCGCAGTGCGCGGCAATCTCGACCTGTATGACCTGATCAGGGAGGTCTCCCCGGTTCTTGATGTGGCGATACTGAAGCTTGTGCAGCTGATCGGGGACTTTCGCCTGGATGCCATGGGCAACACCCGGGCCCAGGAAGTGCTTGACGCTACCAAGAAGCAGGTCCGGGTTGGGTGGATAGATGGCGGGTTTAATTCCTTTCTCACCCAGATGACCGACTCTGCCATTGCCAAGGGCTTCGGCATTGGTGAGCTGGTCCCGGATGCGCTACTGTCTGGAGTTGACCGGTTGAAGGTCGCCCGGGCCAATGATTTTCGCTTTATGGTCGATGATGACGGCAAGCTTTCGCTTGGCCAGATGGACCGCTTCGGATTCAAGCCGGTGGAGATGGCCGACCAGTCGCTGATCTACTACCTCGCCTTTGATCTGCGCGACGGGCACCCCCAGGGCGTATCGATGCTCAACAGCCTGCCGGCGGTGGTCAAGACCATCATGCGCATCCAGAACGCCATTGATTCCACCGCCTGGCGCATCGGGGATCCGACATTTCTGATCCTGCAGATGGCCGGCGACGGGCAGAGCGGTGATGATCTGAAGACCGATCTTGGAGCAAAGGCGTCAGACCTGCAGGAGACGATGCTCACCAGAAAAGCAGGTGGTCTCATGGATCTTGGATTCGGGTATGCCCCCAATGGAAAGCTGGAGGTAAAGGTCCTTGGCGGAGATGCAACATTGCCGGATCTGACCGTGCCGACCAAAATCACGATGGAACAGATCGTCGCACGTACCGGACTGCCGCCATTTATGTTCGGGCTGTCCTGGTCGACGACCGAGCGGATGGCCAAGGAGCAGTCAGACATGCTGACATCGGAGGTATGGACGCGCCGATCGAGGCTGGATCCCATCATCGAGCGGGTATTCACAACCGCACTGCTCCTGAATGGCCTGAACGGTGTCAAGTGGCAACATGAATGGGATCCGGTCAACCTCCAGGATGATGAAGAAACCGCCCGGGCCCGGCTGCAGAACGCCACTGCACAGCAAAAAGAGATTGATGCCCGCATCGCCCTCCTGGACGCCGGCCTGATCACTCCGGATGCCTTTGTAGAATACCTGGTTGTCAATGGGATTGAGTCCGAGGAATCGGTCAAGGCCGCCGGCGGGGTGGAGGCGATCACAAAGAGCTATCAGGATGCCAAGGGCACCCGCATTGCAGTTATGCTCTCGAGGTCTGCGTGATCACCTTGACCGTCGATGAAGCGCTCCGCAATGAGTGTATCCTGCGGGGCCTGCAAGCCCCACAGGATGACCTTTGTGGCTGCGGCGACGCCCACCAACTGCACAGGACCAAGGGGCCTTCAGTCAACGAGCTCCTGTTTGCCTCCCGCAAGCACCGCAACCCGGCGATGGCCAAGGTCCACCGGGATTTCTTCAAGGCCCTGATGGACCGCACAACCAAGGCAGAGGTTGAGATGCTGCATGTTTTGGGGCTGCCGTCGATCGAGGAGGTGCGCAGGGCGATTGTAACAGGATCACAACCTGAGAGCGGACAGCCGTTTCAGTATCATGACACCATGTATCTTCGCCTCCTGGCTGTGGTGAAAGACTGGCTGGAGGACATCCTGTCCCCAGAGTACGCCGTAACCGGCAAGGGCCTCACTGATGGCATAGACTGGACCACCATCAAGTGGATCGTCATCCGCTTTATGGCTATGGCTTTTAATGTGGAGGCCCGCGATCAATACGACAAAATGCGGGACATTGCCGGCGAGAACGCAATCCTGACCATGGTCATGGCCGACCCGAACCGTGACTATTTCAAGGCCATGATAGCTGAGGGCGGCAAGCGCATCACCACAGAGATTGCCGTCAACCGCCTGAACAAGGTCAGGGACATGCTCATCGATATGAGCTACAATGGGCGCTGGCCCATTGAGGTGGGCCGCAAGCTGCATGATATCATCGGAGAGGGGGCGGCATGGTACTGGCAGCGCATAGCCCGCTCTGAGGCAACATTGGCCGCCGGCCTCGCCTTTGACAAGATGGCAGCCGAGAACGGCACCAACTTTGAGGAGTGGAGCGCGGGAACCGGCTGTTGTATCATCTGCGCCTGGCTTGACGGCAAGGTCTGGCGCCGCGGCGAAGGCCCCCATCCGGTATCGGACACCCATCCGCATTGCATGTGCGCGCGAATTGCCACCTATGCCCGCGGTGGGACCCATGGCCGCCTTGAGCCACGGTATGACAGGCCATCGCCCTATGATCAGCCGTGGAGCAAGGAAGAGCTGCAGAGGATCAGGGATGAGCTGCAGCCAACAAGAGCAGGGACATTTCCGCTGGAGGTTACGCCATGAATCTTTGTATAGGAACAGGGTGGTGTGCGCAGAACGAGGGGCACAATAACCCGCAGCGATCAAAACTGCAGAACGGTCCGGAATGGCTAGAAAAATATTGGCTTCCACATCTTGATGCGCAAATCAAAGAGTTTGTTCCGGCGCTATATCAATCAGATTGCGATATCTGGGCCGATATCGAAATCACGAATGATTGGCACTTTGCCATGTCTTCAGTAGATGCCCGCGATCTCCCCTACCGCCATGACTGGGCCGCATCCGTCCTGCATGGGGCACTCTACGCCTACTCAAACCGGATGGATTATCTCTACATCGAACAGGATTGCATGGTCCACAACCTCCCGGCGGTGTTGGAGTTTGCTAAAAACCACAGGGTATGCTACGGCTATGGGGATTATTCAATGTACCCAGGCTGGGCCGAGAATAGCCTCATGTGGGTGCGCAACGATGCACTGCAGCCGTTTATCTGTCGGATGCTGACCAGCGATATCAAAGAGTGCGACGGCAAAACGCGGATGATCGAGACGGTTTTCCATAGCTACATGTGCAACATGTATACACCATGGCCATTCGGGTACGGACGGATCCGCCCGATCGACTTCACGCAGCCGGTGTTCTACGCGCAACAGCTGACAGACCAGGAAATAGCGCAATTCATGGCGCTGGAGGGCTTGAAATAATGCCCTCCTATGACTGCACCATCTGTGGCAACAAGGTCACCTACCCGGCAGGGGACCAGGCCCTGCACGAGTTCAGGCGCTACGAGTGCGCGCACTGCTACACCATCATCCATTCCCGGCGCTTCAAAAAGCCAAAGCCAGGCGCTACGGTAATGTTTGGCCCTGCCGGCCCGGGGATAGGGGACTATATTTTCAAGAATTTTGTAATGGAGCAGTTTTCCCGCCTCTACCCTGAGACCGATATCATCAATGTCATGGGTGGCTCCAATGTGGCCGCACAGATCGGCGCTGACCTCATCTTCTGGGCCGACAACGCTGGCATCAAGAACCCCGCTCCCCCAGGGGCGATCAATTATATCATCACCAATGAGGTGCTGGGCTTTGTCAGGGACGGATTTTGGCCGCGGCTTTGGTTTGAGCTCCAGGAGTACGAGCTGCCCAGAGGGGTGGACCTGCGCAACTCTGTGGTTGTGAACTTGCGCAATATCCCCCGCTGTGATCCGAAAAACGTCACAGACCTTGAAGCGGATAATCTCTACAAGATTATGGTCCACCTTAAGGCCCGCGGGGAGATCGACCGGATCATCCTGGTGGGGAATGACGCTCCCCTGACCATGAGCTGGCTTCCTGAGTTTGCCATTGACCTCAGAAACCAGCTCACCCTCCCGGAAATCGCCTGGCTCTGCAGGGGCGCGATGTTCACCGTCGGCAAGGACTCCGGGATCCTGCATATCGCAGCGGCGGCCGGCGGCTATGTGATCGGCTGGGGATACCGCGACAGCCACTGGCGGCCGCTAGCTCCGGAAGGGCGGGTAACAGCGATAATGGAGCAACCGAGCTACAAGTACAAGCTGGCTGAGGCCGTGGACATAACCGTAAACCATAGAATGATTTGCACGGCACAGTATTTGCCCGAGAACCTACCAAAGTGGTGCAGGGGATAAATTGAGGGCTTGTGATATGCCTTTTGCGGTCTGCGATAAATGCGGAAAACAATTCTGTTATCCAGTGGGTGACAAATCCGTTCACAATTGCGTCAGAACTGGCTCTGTGCCTGAATGGCAAGAGACTCAGACGCAGCAGCCGAAATATTTTCAGGACGAATCCGTTGAGGTGAAGAAGGATGCCGGAGCAGCCGAAGAGGGAGAGGGAACAGGCGTACGACGTCGAAGGGATCGCCGGGATACTTCGGCAGCTGGTATCCATGCAGACGAAAGCGACGATTGAGCTTCGCCACGACGGCAGCGGGAAAGACATTTTCACTTTTTATTTTACCAAGATCAACGCTGCCGATATCGCCCTGAAGTAATTTGACATATTTTTAGCGCGGTAACCAAACAAACGGGCCGCTGCAACCATGGGCATTCTCCTGCCTCCTGGTTGTGGCGGCCCTTTCTATTTTAGGGACAAACGATGCCTGATATGCTGAAACGAGTGATCGAGTACGCTATCCCGCAGATCAAGGCGGTAAAGGCCACCGATGAGGAATGGGAGCTGATCAAGAGTTTCATGGTCGATCCTGAAGGGTTTGCTCCGGAAGATGTCAAGACCTTCAAGTTTCATCTGGCTCACAACTTTGTCGACCGGGACGGCGAGCGCTTCACCATCGGCACCCTCAATCAGTTTGCCAAGACCATTGTGGGCAAGGAGTTCCTGATCGCCCATGAGTGGGGGCCTCCCGGTGAGGGCAAGTTCTATGGCGCAGAGCTCTCCAGAGTCTCCATCGACGAGGCCGCGGCCATCGCTTCTGACCACCCGGACCAGGAAGGCCTCAGAAAGCAGCTCGAGAAAATCGCCGGCATCGATGGCGGTATTGCCTTCCTTGATGTCAAGATGTACATGCTGGCTGACAGCCCTTGGGCGCGCAAGATCGGCGCCGGCATCAACACACATGTGTCAATTGGATTTTCCGCTGGACGCGCCGTCGAGGTCATGGACGGAGAGACGGTCCTGTGGCGGGAATACAAGTACCAAGGCGGAGCCAAGCGGACCGAGGCCCTGGAAGGATCGCTGGTGTTTCTGGGCAGTCAGTACGGCGCTGGCTCCAAAAAGCAACCCGATGAAGGAGATTCGGAAATGATCGAAATCAAAGTGTTTGGCAAGGAGTTCAAGCTCGACAGCGAAAAGCCGGAAAGCCTGAAGGCTCTGACTGACGCCGCAGAAGGTATGCAGGCCAAGGTCACCGAGGTGGAAGGCAAGATCGCCGAAAGCGAGAAAAACCTTAAAGCCGCAACCGATGAGCTCGAGGCCCTCAAAACCGCCGTTGGCGATGTCGAGAAGGCCAAAGCCGCGGCCCAGCTGGCAGACGAGTATGTCAACAGCCTGGTCGAGGAAGCCCTGAAGATGGGCGGCCTGGCCGGCCTGATCGATCAGGACAAGGTTGAGGAGCGCCGGGCGGCGCTGAAGGCCTCCCCTGTCGCCCAGATCAAGGAACGTCTGGAGGAGTACCAGAAAGTTTTCAAAGCCAAACATCCCCAGGCCGGCGAGCTTCCGGAGAATACCGGCGAGCCCGAGAAAAAGGAAGCCAAGATCGTCTTTGGTGGCCAGGGCTGGTAATCAATAAACAACCATTTTTCAAGGAGTTTTCATCATGGCAAATACTGCTCGTCTTATGGGCAATGGCGACGTTGGCGAACCCATTCAGCTGACGGTCACGCCTGACGCCACCCTGAAAGCCGCCATCGCAGCGCTGATCGCCGCTGGCACTGAAGTCACCGGCAAGCTGCTTAAGTGGAGCGGCGCCGGCAACTATGAGGTCAGCCTGTGCGCAGACCAGGACGCTCCGGCGATGATCATCACCTCGTTCCGCGAGAACAAGGCCGATTCGACCTATGACCTCGGCGTTGAGCTGCTGCAGAACGTGGTCAAGAACCTGCCTTACCGCACCGGCGCCACCTGCGCCCTGGCTGGCAAAGTCCGCGTCGAGGGTTCCGACTACATGTACATCGAAACCGACGCCGGCGCCACCGTGGGCTATGTGCTTGCGGTCAACACCACCGCCGAAACCGCGGACGTTCTTTTCAGCTAACCCTCACACACATCATGAATCAAAGGAGTTTATCGTGAGCAACAAAATCAAACTCGAAAGCGGGATGTACGAGGAAGCAAAGCTGAAAGGCATCCCGTTCGGCGTGTGGCTGGAAGGTCACAGGGCGGAGAAGGGCCTGGAGCCTACCCCGTACCACGGTCTTTCCAATTACGAGCGCCTGGCCCTCAAGGCCTCCATGGCCGCCCAGGGCAAACAGGTCCCCATGGATGCCTACGAGCTGACCCTGGCCGAGTACGGCATCAAGGCCTTTGGCCAGTTCACTGATCGCGTCGAGAAGTTCTTCCAGCTCTCCGACACCGCGGTCCTTTTCCCGGAGTTCGTCGATCGCACCATCCATGCCGCTGCGATCCGCACCAGCCTGGTTTCCCAGCTGGTCCGCAACATCGTGGTTGTGCAGGGCTTCGAATACCGCAAGCTGTATCTCAATGACACCGAAGGCGAACGCCAGCTTTCCAAGGCTGGCATCGGCGGAGCAGCCCCCCGCACCAAGATCAGCATCAGTGGCGTGACCACCACGATCAACAAGTTCTGGAGGGAATTTCGGTTCAAGTACGAAGAGGTCTACATGACCCCCCTGAACGCCTATGCCTTCGTCCTGAAGCGTGTCGGCGATCAGATCGGCGTCGATCAGACCGATGACCTGATCCTGACCCTCCTGAACGGGGACGGCAACTCCAACGGCCTGCAGTCCGGCCTCTCCATCGATGTGACCACCTCCGGCACCATCACCAAGCTGGATTTCATCAAGTTCTGTTCGGTCCTCGAGCAGCCCTACCGGATCGACCGCTATGTTGGCCTGAAAGCCGACATGCAGAAGGTCTGGGACATGCTCTCCGACATGAACAACCCGCCCAGCCAGTGGGCCGCCACCTCCATTCCGATGCCCGCCGGGTACGAATGGAACCGCTCCTCGGTTCTCTCGGGCAACATCCTTCTGGGTGTGGACTCGGAGCGCGCCGGGCAGTATGTCACCTCCGACACCGCGCAGATGACCGAGACCGAGAAGCTGATCCGCACTCAGGAGGTTTCCACTGTGGTCACCGAGTGGGGCAGTTTCAACGTCGTCGACAATAACGGCATCGGCGCCATCGACATCGTCCCGTAACCAAGCAAAGGCCCCTTGTGGGAGGGGCCTAACCTTTTAAGGAGATCACCGTGAAAAGATTTGTTGTGTTCGCACTGATCGCCCTGTTTGCGGTTACGTCCTTCGCCCAGACCGCCAACCCGCGCCCGCCGCGCACGACCTGGAACAAGGAACTGGACTACATCAAAAACGGGACGATGACCCTCACCTACAAGACCTTGACCGCGCCAACGATCACCTCCCCGGTCATTTCCGGGACGGCGACCGACGCAGCAACGCACAATAACACCGGTCTATGGAATTGGGCCAGTGACGGCGACACGATCAAGATCAACCTCTACAAAGGCGAATATGTCTTTGATCTCGAAGTCGGAAACGCCCGAAAATTCGCCGTTGATAGCACAGGGGTAGTAGTCATGACCAATGGTCTGACGTTGTCCAATGTGACCGACAACGCGCTGACTATCGCCGAAAACTCCGAGAATCTGACTGCAACCTTCGGGACAAACTCAGCCACCCTTTCAAGCACAACCGGGCTTGCAACCTTGAATTTCGGCGGCATCGGTGTCAATGTTGGCACCTCAGCAGAGACCATTACTCAGGTTGACACCATTAAAACCCCTGGAGGCGTGGTGAGATGGCTCAAGCTCACCGTTGCTGGCCAGGTGTTCTGGTGTCCTGCCGACACCGCGACGGTTAAGTAGGGGGCGGCCATGGATAAGATCAAAGTCACCCTCACCGGCCCGATCATCCGCAACTCTGACGGCGTCATCCTGAAGGTCAGTCACAAGGCCTTCGCCAAGGAACCTGGAAAGGTCTACGTGGTGCCACGGAACGCCTTCTGGCTTGCCCTGGTCAAGGCTGGGCGGATGGTTGAAGTGGTCGAAAAGAAACAGGCTCCTCAGAAAGACGCGGTCAAGGCATAACCATGGCTGATTTCATCTCGGCATCTGATGTCCGCAACCGGCTGGCGCTGTCGTCTGTGGAAGTCACCGACGCCGTGCTTGCCAGCCCGTCTTTCATACCCTACGGAGAGGCGTGGATTACATCAAAGCTTGGGGCTGCTCCATCGACTCTGGACAGCTCCAAGCAGGCTTTCGCAAAAGCAGCTGAGATCGCGTTTGTAGCCATGCGGGTTGTGACCTCTGCGCCCCTGCCTGGGGTGGTATCTGGCCCCCTGGAGGTGACGCCGGTCTCGAGTAAGGACAAGATCGAGATCATAGCCGCATTGAAAGCCGAGTGCAAAGAAGCTCTTGAAATGCTCGGCGTTACATCAAATGATTATGGTTCTGTGAGAACCGTCAACTATGCGGAGTATTGATGCCCAGCTTCTGGACACAGGCGGCGTCTGTGTTTGCCCGCTACGGAACGACAGCCTCCATGGAGGTAGTTACCGGAACCGCCTGCCCCTGCATCGCTGGGCGCGGTGCCTATAGCCCGGAATGGCATCGTCTAAATCCGGCGGCAGCCAGTTGCGCTGGAACCGGGCTTATCAGCCGGACCACCACAACCACCAGCATCAAGGCGATGTTTTATGAGTCCGGGATTGCAGGAGATGAGATCCGCCGAAACTTCAGCCAGGAGATCATCGGCCAGGTCAAAGATACCGATGTATTCATGATCGGCACGGCCAACGCCTCAACGGGAGCGCAGGTAACCTTGAGCGCAGACGCCAATATTACTATTGGCAGCAACAAGTATAAGGTTTGGCACATCTCCAATCTGATGACAGGAGATGTATGCGCGCAGTGGGCGATCCTGCGGAGGCTTCTCTAAAATGGCCATCTCGAGCGATTGCAAAATTGACCTCTCCGGGTGGGAAAATAAGTCCATCCGCATCAAGCATGCGCTCTCTGAGGCGATCAAAGAGGCCATTGACTACGGCATGGACGAACTCACCCGCAAGGTCACACAGAACCTGGGCGGCATGAAACATCCAGCAAATACACCGTCCCCCTACCCGGGGAAATTGCCGGTTACGATGATCTCTGGGAATCTGCACCAGGCCGTCAGATTCAAACGGTTGGATGACACCAAGGGTGCAGTCTACGTCGATAAAAACAAGGCCCCCTATGCGGTGCACGTACATTTCGGCACCAAGAAAATGCGGCCCAGGCGGTTCATGAGTGACGCAGTGGCCGAGCGCAGAGAGGCGATCATCAACAGGCAGCGGTATCTCATAAAGCTGAAAGTCAGGAAAGCCGGTGGCAATCCGTCGGAAATACTCGGTCTCTGATGTCCAGAAGGTCATCCATGCGCTGATTTCCAAGCTGATCTCGGCGACCTCCCCATGGACTTCATGGCAGGCGGTCTATGGCTATCCAGAGGGCGAGGTCTTTAACTTTTCCAAGCTCCTGGTCTATGTGGATACCCCGATCAAGACCGGGACACTGACCCACCAGGGCGGCCGGCCGGCGGTGACCATGGAGATTATCCTTGGAGTCTGGAACTCCGGCGGCGATGAGGGTACGGGTGGGGTTGAGGAGTGTGACATCGCCGCCGGGCACCTTTTGGACCTGTTTGGGGATGTGGACGTCTACAGCACCCAATTCACCGTCACATTAGGCGCAACGACCTATACCAACAAAACGCTCTACGACCATGGCATCATTGTCACCGGATCAACCGGCCCGCGCAACATTCCGGTGGAGGACCCGCTGGAGTATCGCAGGGAAGTAACTGTATCACTTATTGTCACTTTTTAAGCGAGGTATAACATGAGTCTCACTGACAATCTGGGCGCTCCGGTAAAGGAAGTCTTTATCGATAATGAAAATGCGCTCCACCGCTACACGCTGGTTAATCCGGCGGCTGCGGCTGCTCCGGTTACCCCGGTGGACATCTATGGCGTTCAGGACGTCACCCCAGGGGCCGTGAGTTGCAAGAAAACGTTCGAGGGCTTCCAGCAGGGCGGGCGCGGTGAGCGCCGCAAGATCATGCTGCAGCCTGAGTACAACGTCGATGTCAAAATCTTCCTCAAAGACGCTCTGGACCTGGTGCCAGCACTACTTGGGCAGACCTGGGGCGCCGGCGGCCATTACGGCATCCCCCTGGCCTTCGAGGACAAGCCCCTGATCAACCTGGAGTCGATCTATCGCCTGCCCTCCGGCGCGCACGCAGGATCCCTGGTTTGCCCGGATCTGATCCTGAAGGACTTCGCGCCCAACTTTGGCTCTGACGGCCATATCACCACGTTGCCGTTCTACAGCAAATTCCTGCCCTTCGAGATGAAGGCCGGCGCGGAGATGGTCTACGATGTGTTTGCCGCAGACGGGTCAAGTCTCAACTACACCCTGAGCGCAACTCCCCTGAACATCGTTGATGTTTCGGCCCGTGCGAACATGGCCGATCTCGGTTGGGTCCTGGATAACTGCGTTTACGTCAAAGTGCGTGCCGCCTCGGCCGACATCGCCACCCTGCAGACATCCGGTTTTCAGATCACCGGCACTGATCTTGCCTTTACGACCGCTCCGGCGGCCGGGAGTAAGATTGAAGTCTACTACGCCAAGGCCACGGCCTAAGCCAAGTGAAAGGCCGGGCTAAACAGTCCGGCCTTTTTTGCTTAACCAAACAAACGGGAGCTTGTGCAATGAGTTCGTCTATAGACATTATTAGGGCGGCAAACAAAAAAGAGACCCGCCGGATTAAGGTAGAATTGCCGGTTGATGATCAGGTCGTTACCTTCTACATCGCCGCCAAGGACACCTATCAAATTTGGGCCGATCAGCGAGCCCTCTATTGGGCAGAACGGAAGCGGGCAGGTAAAGACGTTGAGGACAAGACGGCGGCAGACACAGTTGCGCTGAACGTTACGGCATCGTCATTGATGCGGGAGATCTTGCCAAAATACTTCCGCAACGAGGACAACAGTCCTGCTTATACCAACAAGGAAGAACTTCAGGAAATCATTGATCTTATCAGTTCAGATGGCGCCGCCCTTAACGCCCTGTCTGAGGCATGGGTCAGGCTGACCAGTGCGGTTACCAGGACCGGAGAGAAGGCAAAAAACTTGTAAGGGGCCACGATCCGGAGTGGTCTATCAGGGAGAGGCTAGCCCGCAGATATGGATACCGCGGGCCGTTCGACCCGGCCTTAAATGAAGATCTGAACCACCCGGCACGAAGGCCCCTGCTGATAGAATCGATGACAAGCATCCCGGACATAGAGCAGGTTATTTCTGATATTTTTCATGATGATTTTCCAAGCTTCATTCTTCGCGCTCTCGATATACTTGGCGTTAAACTGCTTTATGCTCATGGATACAAGGCTGATGGAATATATTCTATCCCCAAGGCAATGGGCGGCAAAAAGAGGCTGCACAAAGAGGCACGTGAGGTCAAGCACGTATTCACCCTGGATGACGGAACAGTTGTAAAGGTGGTTTGATGAGCATCCTTGTAAATGACGCGGACATATTGGCCGTTCTCAAGCTTGGTGGCGTTGATGAGTTCAACAATGAGCTTGCGAGCGTAAACAAAAAGGTCAAAGAAGGCGCTGATACTCTGGCAGCGGCGGTCAATACTGGCATCGCCGCCGGTGCCGCCGCGCTCGGCCTTGCTGTAACCAATGCCGCAAAGTTCGAATCGGCGATGGCCAATGTCAACACCATCGCCAACCTTGACCCAAGCGGGATGAAGGCTCTCAGTGAGGAGGTCAAGGCCATCGCCATGGTCAACCCGACCAACATGGAGAGCTTGACCGCTGGTCTTTACGATCTGGTCTCTTCTGGAGTGCCGGCATCTGA